GGTGAGATCCCAGATTTGCTGCAGCCCGAACTTCTTACCTTCGGGTCGGATCGCGGGATGATGGTTTGCGGCTTCGAAGAGATCGATGGCAGGCGCTACTACCAGGGCTGGTGGATGCAGTGGCTCGGCAATTGATGCGGGCGACACTGCTTTGGTAGTCCTGCAACACTATTGCGAGTGTCACACCCAGTGGGCAATACTACAGATCCGATGATCGCTCTTTTGGTGGATATGGCAATGGACCGAGATGACATCCAGAAGCTTGGTGCGCAGGCCGCCCGCGAAGGTCTTAGCCTGTTGGATTGCCCTTACCTGCGCACTACGGAGATGCCAGGCCACTGCGGGGGATCGATTACCGAGTGGCGAGCAAAAATTGAGGCATGGGAAGCCGGTTGGCGCGAGGAGGTGCGAAAGCGCCCGTCTTCCGTCAAGAGCCAGGCTCATCGCTTAGTCGCCCAACGCCGAAGTTCGCCGATAGTCCTCGGCGCGGGCTAACGTGCGATAAAACGAAGCCCCGACGGCGATCAGCCTTTCGCACTCTTCCCGGCTCAATTTCGGGCTGACTTCGACGACACAATTGGCGAATTCCGTCAGTACCTCCGCCCAGTCTTCGAACTTGCGAACAGGGGACGATTGGACAATCATTTTTGCAAGTAATTCGTCTCTTAGCATGGTTGTACCTCTCAATTTCCAAGCCGAGCACAGACCAGCAATTTAAATGCCCGAAGCGGCCCACTGCCCGACAGGCGCCCCAGAGATGGGGCGCTTTTTCTTGCTCGGACCTAATACCGGGGTGGCCCTCCACCACGTGGCGGATATGCCGAACTGCGTAGGCAGTGCTTACTGTGAAGGGCCAGGGAGATCGCGTCGGCCGCTGGCCTATGAAACCCATCCCTATGCGAACGCGCGAGCTATAGAAGGGGACATTTATGGCTTCCGGCTCCCGCCTGTCCGATGTCATCGTTAAGCTGCCCGACCGGTCAACCTGTAGGGTAGAAAGGCGGCTAGTCATAATTCGCAGCCCCGATTCTGCGCCGGTGCACGAGTACGTTTGCACGCTCCCGACGGGCGAAACCGTCATATGGCTTGGCGATGGAAAATACCGACTGCCAAACGGCTGCATCGCCGTGGCAGTGGCCCACAAGCGGCCGGTAGACTGATACGCAGGAACACCGCTTGCTGCTTCGCCCGTTCTTACAAGGAGGATACGCATGTCAGACGATCTTACGAACCGAGGCCTCCAGGACCGAGTCCGGATCAACGTGAACGAAGATCACGAGCTGCATTACTGGACCAAAGAACTTGGCGTGAGCGAACAGCAATTGAAGGAGGCGGTGAAGGCAGTAGGTGTCTCCGTCAAGGCAGTGAAAGAGCATCTAAAAAAATAACTACGGCGTGCTGCGGACGCTAGCGTAGGCCCTCTCACACGTCAGTCCTGCGATGCGGGCGCGGTCTGCAATGCTCGCAAGTTCTGCAGCTCGGTCGCTAACCCGGCCGAGCATGTAGGCGAGCAAATCGACGGCGGCGGCCCCTGCCGGGCTTCCGTCGGCAGCGGCGGGATCTCGGGCGACTGCGGCGCGAGCCAACGTGTTTGCGCGGGCGCGCAGCCCGTCACGCTCAGCACGAGCACCAGCAGCATCAGCGGCCGCGACCGCGGCTTGTTTCGTTGCATCATCACGGGCTTTCTCCACGGCGGCCGTACGCCGCCTTCCTTCTTCTCTCGCCGCATCAACGGCGGCAATAGCGGCCAGCGTTTGGGCTTCTCGTTCCGCTGATCGTTCGGCCTCGACCCGTGCTGTCTTCGCGTCAGCGCGCCACCCCTGCGCCGTCCACGCCGCAGTCCAGGCGAACAATGCAGCCGTAACCGCGACCGCCGCGTACCCTCTCCAGCCTGTCAGGCTCCCAACGATGGATAAGCGCCTCATACGGCCACCTCGGCTACGGCCTGTGCGTACAGCGCGGGCCAGGTCCGCGGGTGGGGCTTGCCTGGCCGCCAGGTGCGCAGGTACAGCGCCCAGGCCGCGTCAGCATCCCCCATGGCGGGCAGCGCCTTGGGATCGGTCCACAGCAGCAGCCGCGCAACGCCGGCAGCCAGCACGTCGTCGTATTCCAGCGCTGCGTAAATCGCGTCAGGGTCGAATGCCACGCTGCGCGCCTCACACAATGCGGCCAGGTTGCCCTTGCTCGCCGGGTGCAGGCATACGCCCCACACGCCGCCACGGCTAGCGCGCGTGCCCTTCTCAAACTGCCAGAAGCCGCGCGCAGGGCCGCCAATCTGGCGCCGGTGCACAAAGCGGCTTTCCTGCAGGCCGATTGCCAGCAGCATGACGCGCGCTGCCGCCGAGTCCATATTCACGGGCAGCAACGCCAGCGCAGGTTCGATACCCGTCTTGATGATCGCGGAGAGGTTCATTGTTTTGGTGTCCTGATGTGCTTGGCCGTCACGGCGGCCACATAGAAGGCGGCAGAGGCCGCGAGTGCGGCGTCGCCAGCGCTGGCCCAGCCGGCCACGAAGATGCGGCATGCCGCCCCGGTTGCGGTAAGGCAGACGGCTGCTAAACCGACGCGCTCCAGCGTCGTGTCTTTGATCGACGTAGAGAACACCGCCAGCACGGCGCCGCCGGCGACCACCAGCCAGCAGATGAATGCCAACACTGCCCACAACGTCAGATAAATGGTGCTGTCCATGTCATGCCCCTTTACCGCGCACGCGGTCGATCACGGCCTGCCAGAGCGCGGGAATAGGGGCGGCCTGTACCGCCTCCCACGCGCGCGAGACGATGGCCATGCCGAACATGCCCATCAAGAACCCGGCCAGTCCCTCGGGGATACCCAGCACCAGCGACAGGTATGGAGAGGCGTAATAGGCGACCAGCGACCCACTAACGGCCATGCTGACGCGCGCTGGCCAGGAACCTTGCAGATAGCGCATGGATACCGCCGCGCCCAGTACGCCGGCGAACTTGGCCGCAAAGGCGTCGAAATCTTGGATGTTCAATCGCGTCCCCTATAGACGAAGAAAAGCCCGCGTCTGCGGGCCGGTAAAAACACGAAAAGCTTATTTGCGTTACAACTCGGGGCTTTTGCCCATGAAACCCTGGTCCCGCCGTCAACCCCGCCGAAAGTCCACGCCCACCCTGGCTGAAGCGCTGACGCGCTATCTGGCCGAGGTTTCATCCACAAAGAAGGGCCATGCCGCGGAACAGTCCATCGCGCGCGTCTGGCGCGCTACGCGCCTGGCCATCCGGCCAGTTGATCGGATTCGCAGCTCAGACTTAACTGAACTGCGAGACGAGTGGCTGAAGGACAGGGCGCCCGCC